CCATCTAAACTTAATGTATCAATATTTGCTGTACCATCTATAAATAAATCTTTAAACTCAAGAGAGGAAGTTCCTAAGTCTACGTCATTATCTGTAATAGGTACAATTGCACCATCTTGTATTCTTACTTGTTGAACTGCTGCAGATGATACTTCAACATAAAATTCTAAGTGATTATTAGTTGTATCAACAAATATTTTATTTAATGAATCTGCATCTCTAAGCGTACTAATAGGCCCACCCTCACCTGCTGTTCCATCATGTGAGTGTCCTGTTGTTGCGTTAAACGCAGCCAATACTTGGTTAAACTCATCATTAGAATGAGCTGCAAGTATAGTATCACCTGTTGTGAAACTTGACTGTCGTGCTGAATAACCTGCCATTATCTTCTTCCTCCTGGGGTAAATTCTAATTGAAATCCTTTAACTGAAAATGAGTCTGCACTATTTTGATCATCTATTTGTAATGCTACTGCAAATCCAGATCCTTCTACTGATTGTCTTACTAATGGAACACCTGATGCATCATACAATGAACTACCATAACTTGCTGCTCCATATTGTCCAGCACCACCAACACTAGGCAATGCTATCTTTTCTGGTTGTGGGCTATTCTGGTCATCATAATTATATCTAAGAGCTAAGTTTGCATCAATAGATGTTCCCTCACCTTCATAGTTTAAATTAACTCTTTGCATATATTTTCTAACACCTGGATCTCCCATTACCATATCAGGTGATCTATACACTGCTTGAATAGTAGTCGTAGTTGCACCTGTAGCAAAAGTATTTCCTGTTTCCATTTTATAGATGAATCCATCATAACCACCAAATACTTGTGTTTCAACATTACTTATAAAATCTGAATCTGTACAAGCAGGTTTAATACCTACCATATCTGCGTATTCAAATCCTATAGCACCTGTATTAGGATTATTTTTTAGTACACCTATAATTCCTTTAGATGATAGCTGTCCTCCACCATCAGTTGGATAGAATAATCTATATTGTGATTTATCTCTAATAACTAAAGATGTTATTCTATCTAGTCCTATATCATCAATTCTTGATTGTATTTGTCTTGAAATAGATCCAAGTTCAACGTCACCAATTCTTGCCGTACCAGCAATAGTTCTTAAACCATCTGGTGCTAAAAATATTACATCACCACCAATCTCTTGAATACTACCACCATCTCTGCATCCAATATTTCTTGTAACTTCTTGTACTGCAAAATTACTTGAAGATGTTCCTGTTAATTTATAAATTCTATCTTCACAAAATACTATTAACTCATTCCTAAATACTTTTAATCCAACAACAGCAGAGTCAACTTTAAATGATCCTGCACCACTAGCAGTTGTAAAATTATCTTCTGCAAAAGGTACACTAAATATAACCTCTTGTGAATTACTTGCACCAGCATAAAACATATGGTTTTGAAATGCTTTTACAAATTTAGGATTAGTTGGAGCTGTTCCTCCTCCTGTTGCATTTACTACATCAACACTAAAACTTGAATCTATTATTTGTGCAGGTGAATGTCCTGTTGCAATAACTAGTTTATCAGTTCCATTGAAATTAAATTTTTCAAAATCATATGCTCTAGTAGCTGTTCCCAATCCAGTTGTTAGAGTTGTAAAACTTCCTGATGTAGTTCCTCTGTGTATATCACCACCTCTAGCAGCTATTATTTGTCCATTAAATATTATAGAACAATCAACAGTTAGACTACTATTGCTAGATCCTTGTGGTACAATTGTCGTATTAAATTGAGCAGTGCCACTGACACGTCTATACCCACCTTTAATATCAGGCTCAAAGTTTTGTAAGATAAGTGCCTCACCAGGTTGCATTGAGAATACATCTTTATTCAATGTCAAACCACCAGCACAACTTACCACAAATGGTGATATTAAATCAGTAGTTGGCATAAATTAATCTTCTTTTTCTTTTATTAAAAGTTCGTTTAATCTTTCTTTTTCTTTTGTTGTAAGAGGCCCAAATGTATCAGAATTCT